CAAACTTAAACCAACACCTTGAGTGTCTCCATTATAATCAGTTACGTTTGCCTTAGCATAAATGGCGGTTTGAACTAGATCGCCATCTCTATAGTTCATCGCCTTAGCTGTATCTGGCGTAGCAGTTACAGTACGGTACTTAGATTCTCCATCAATTAGAATTTTATCACCAGGAATCAAGTTGGCAAACATAGAATTTCTATTATTCCATGCTCGGTTGCCAGCTACTAATCCATACAACCACTGAGGTACAGATCTTTCAAGAACCCGATCACCATCTTCGTCTGTTTTATATTCATAACTTACTGTATAAGTTCCTGAAATAACAGCAGAATTATAATTTCCTGTATACAGATAATCTAGATCATTGATCGTAAGTGGAGTGTCAGAATCTAATTTAACGTTCAGTGGATTAGCAAAGTTGATAATAATCTTGTCAGCACTTTGAATTGAATACGTAGCAAGTTTACCAACTAAAGTAGAACCTTGAGTGAAATATACTCTTGGATTTACAGATCTAATATCATAGGCATCAATAATAGATTGAGTAATGCCAGTTCCTTCTAAAGTAACTTGTAGTGTATTACTAAAAGTATTAGGTTCAAATTCGTAGAAAGTAAGAGTTCTAGGAACATCTCTACCGTACATCAGAATGATATTTACATCCTGGGTGACTCTAAGACCAGTAGCGTCTTCATACGATTTAAGTGGTTCTGTGAAAGTAATATTTGGTCCTACAATTTGATAGGATTTTCCTTCTTGTTGTAAAACACCATCGATGAATACCAAGGCATATGAAGAATCATCAACCTTTCTAATCTCGTTAGTAATTTCATCTTGAATTAGATAAGGACCGCCAAATCTATACTCATAAAGCCTCGAATTAATTTTTAGACGCTGATAACTACCAATACTGTAGATGAAACACTTTTCATACGCTTTGAGTTCCTCTGGTAATTCTTCTGGAGGACCATAAAGATCTTCGTTGTCGATTGGTGGTTTGGAGAACCTAATCTTATCGGCTACACTAGAGTCTTCATCTCTAATAATAGAATACGAGTTTCCAAATGGTTCGGTTTCATTTCCTCTCGCCTTTTGAATAACACCATTTAATGCTACAATGAGATTTTCATTGGGATCGGTCTTTACAATAGTACCATCTTCCCAATAAAGATCAAATTCAAATTGTACGCCATCAAACTGATTAGCAATGCTTTGGAGTTTTCTAAAATACCTAGTGTTTAAGGTTGGGTTCTTAAATTTGATTGCCCTACCAAAAAACTTAACAGCATAAACATCTTGACCTTCAATTACTCTATCACCAAAAGGTGCTTGAGCAAATGTAATCGAAGATCCACTGATGGTGTAAGAAACTCCTGGTTCTTGAATAACACTATCTAATGTGACAAATAGTTGTTCATTTCTAGACAGTGTTAAAGCATTTCCAGATGCCTGGTCAACCATGGTAAATGTCTTAGTACCAATGACTTGTCCAGTATTGGGATCAAATCTACCATCAAATGCTGGTGTTAATGACACATTATAAGTGTTAGTTTCAGTGGTATCAAAAGTATCTACAGAAACAGATCCAACACCATCTTCAATAATAGTGTTTTCAAACTTCTCTTGAATTACTGTGATTACTCTAGAAGATGATAGAGATGTTATCTGTACCGTAGGTAACTCAATTACACTAACATAATTTAAAGTGGGTTGTGAAGTAGGCATTGGTGCTTCTGCCTTACTATCAACAACCATCTCACCAAATAACTGGAATCCAGCTGGGTGAGTCGTTTCTTTAATCAGATCTCTCCATACTTCAATAGATGTTTTAGATTTTAAAACATATGAGTAATCTTGATAGAAGTAAGAATCTTGTAATCTTTGATTATTGTTGCTTAGTTTACCTCTATCTGATGTATAGAAACCAAAATTATCAACGTATGATTTAATTTCTGGGTCAAATTCTGTAGAAAGTTGGGCATAGAGAGTTGCTGTTCTAGAACCAATAGCACTCTTGATTTCTTCGCCATTCTTAAATACACCACTCAAAGAATTTACTTTTAATAAGTTACTTCCTTCTCTGTATCCATTCTCAGATACAATAGCAGTAGCGCCAGTAGCATCTTGTATAATTTTTTCACCAAAGAAAAACTTGTCAGAAATATTTCTCAGTACAAATGTAGTTGGTGACTTATAAGTGCTTAATAAAGACTCGTCAGCATTAAATCCTCTACCTGGACCGCTGATTTGAATATTCTTCGGCAATCCAATATTATTAGATTCTAAGTAAACTTTAACATCCGATTCAACAATTCTCACAGATGGTTTATATGTAAATCCTTCACCTTTCGATAAGATTCTAATTGTAGAGACTCTACCAAACTGAACATCACATTCATATTCATACCCAGATCCATCGCCATCGGTAACAATTAGTACAGGTTTTGAATAATTACTACCGCCATCAATGATATCAAATCCAGTCACAACTTGACCAATTTCATCATAAAATGGTTCAACATTTGCTTCAAATTCGGAAGACAATGAGATACCTTTAACTGTTGGAAGAAGATTATAATTTTCTCCTGTATTGACAATTTTAATGTTGGTCAGTCCACCAATTGCTTCCCTAGATGTAGTTGTGTATGAAATATCTCCAGATCCATCATAGGCAGGGACTTCTGCCATAGAATAAACAAATCTATCGGAAGTAACATAATTTACGGTGTTTATTGATGTTAATGGATCGTTGATAATTCTTAAATAAGAATTACTTGTATCCACATCAGGAGAAACTTTAATAAAGTAAAAATAGTTTTGATAGTTAATCGGTTGTTGATTTTGGAAGTTGTTGTTAGAAATAGCTGGACCAAATCCTAATTTAATACTAACAAAAGATCCAGCACTTCCTGGAGAAATATTACTAACTTCTTTTTCTTCTGTAAAGATATTATAGTTAGCACTGGCAGAAAAATCTAGATATGTATCTGCCATAGACACATGTGAAACATCAAATGTATATCTGTAATACTTTTGAATATTGATAATGGGATTTACTTCAAAGTTTGTATTATCTGTCGAAAACTCTAAATTATAAGCAGCATCTTGTACAGATCTCATTTGTACAAGTTTTCTAGGAACACTATTGTCAAAGAAGCTAGTGCTTTGAGCAATTTTCTGTGGATTTGCTACATTATAGTCATACCCAACAAAGATTTCTTGATTATCTTGATCATAATCTAACAAATACGGTTTAGTAATACCATCACCAAAAGGACGGAAGTTATCATCAAATCTATAATAAGGATTAACTAAAGATACAGATGCTCTATCATAGTGATTTGTAGGTACAGTACCTTCTTGTCCTCTCTCAACAGTAACAGTCTTTGTTTGAGTATCAACTCTAGTAATCTTGAGGATTTCTGGACCAATCTTAATCAAATCATTTTGTGAAAGGTTATTTACATTAGAAACGTATAATGTTGTGTTAGAAGAAGCAAATCCAACATGATCTACTTGTAGAGTAATCCTTTGAGTTGATGCTGCGTTAGCGGCTCTGCTGAGATCACTATCTCTAATAGTAAGAATATCGCCAGTTCTATATCCAGATCCTTTATTGGTAATGATAATAGACGTAACTGTACCAGTTCCCAATCCGCCAGGACTAGAAACAACTACTGTAGCTCTAGCATTTCCAGAATCTCCTAGCTTACCAATATTGGCACGTGCTAAATTCGAATCTTGAAAAATAAGTTCTACATCTTCATACGTATTTGATGTGTATTCTAAACCACTATTTAAAATGTCAAAACTGCCAAGACCTTTATCCTCTATAACAGAACTGTGTGATGGAGCAAGAACTGTTGCTCTTTGATATAATCTCTTTCTGACATAATATGTTGTGGTGGTAGTAGCATCATTTGGAATAACAGTGACGTTAACCTTGTCATTAATTCCTAGATTATGATCGCCATCAGTTTGAACAATAGCAATATTATCATCAATTTCAAATGGTTCTAAACCACTACTTAACGAATTTACAGAAATAATTTCTGCTCTATTAGTATCACTTAGTGTAGAACTACGTAAATAATAATCGGTAGTGGCATAAAAAGGTTTAGTGATATCGTCAACCTTAATGGTGAGTGAATTTTGTCTGGTTGTAGTTTCTAAAATTAAACCAGTCGCTACATCTTCATCATCATCATTCGTCAATCTAATCGTAGAACCAATAGTAAAGCTAGCATCAATATCTAATACCACTCTTTGGACTAAAGTTTCCGATTGGATAGTAGAACCATCTTCAATCTTAAAATCACTATCTCCAGAGACATTCCTTAAAACAAAAGTATTTTCGTTAATAACATCGCCAATAACTTCTCCACCAACAAAACTATTTCCTTCAGAATCAACCTGAATAATCTCATCTCCCTTAAAAAAGTATGCTGGTTGAACTGTGCTAATTTTAACTGCTTTAGTTTCTTGGGATTCAATAGATTGAACGGTCTTGCCAGTAACTTCATCTACTTTGACTACAGCACCAAATCCACCAGTACCATCATTATTGATGTATACATCTCCTCCAGGAGAGAAGTAATCCCTAGTGGTTTCAATATAAGCAGAAGATATATTACCACTCTTGACATCTTTAATAAAACCAAAAAATCCTCCACCATTTTGTTCTGATGTTGTGGTTCTCAAAGATTTTACTCCAAAAGGAATATCATCTTGTGAAATATTTGAATTGTAGTTAGAATCTACTGGTAGAGAATAAAAGTTGTCACCTAGAATATATGGAAACTGTGGAACCTCATTATCGTCGATAGTGATAAAATAAGCATACGTTCCGTTTGGATATTCTGGGGTTACACAATATCTTCCATTATTTTGATCTAATTCGGTCTTACCAGAATTAATGCTAGGAGTCCAAGTATAATCGTCAATAAAAGTCCCTAGTGGATACCTTCCAGTATCAGGACCTTTCGGTCTACTGCCATTAATTCTATATCCTGTACTCAGTCTTTGTACAGTAGAAGCACTATTAGTAGGAACACTGTAACCATATGGACCATAGATAGGATTGCCATCATAGGCAAAACCTAAAATTGGTGAATGTTTCTTAGTAGCATTCGCTTTGTTCTGACTATATTCTAACGGACTGCTATATGCTCTTTCTCTTAACTTATCGGGGTTAGCGAGATAAGCATATCCAAATCCCTTTCCAGGATTGTAGTTTGGTAAAATAGTGCCATTATTTGAATCTAGATTATTCTTATATCTGTTATACCTATCATAAACCCACTTCTTGATTTCACATACTCCAGAAGCATTTCTTCCAACTGCTTCCACTACTACATTAACTTGTCCAGAAGTGTAGAATCTACCACCACTAATTTTACGAGCTCCATCAAGTTTTCCATCTGGAGTTAAAATTGCTTCATATTCAGCAAAAGCACCCTTTCCTAGATTGTCAACAATTCTAATATTAGGTGGTGATGAATAGTATCTACCTGGATTAATAACATCCATACTAGTAATGACACCTTTTGTCACTACTGCTTTCAAGATAGCTCCTTCACCAGATGTAATTCTAATCGTAGGATCTTCATCAAATACTTCATTTGTTAAAATTTCAATTTGATCGACTGTAGATCCAGATAATGTACATCTTGCTAGATTAGTTCTTTCATTAATAAGGACATAAGGAGCAGCAGCATATGAGTTGCCTTTATTAGTTACTGTTACCGATACGATTTCTCCATACTTCAAAAACTCGGTATCTTTATAACCAATAGCAGGAACACCATCAATAAACACGCCAACATCTCTGTTGGTAGTTTTATACACCTCAGTAGTAGTTGATGGTCTCTTTCTGATAATTTTTAAATTTTTCTGATCAGATAATACTTCGGAATACGAGGTATTTGTTAAAACATCTTGTGATGGAAGTGATGAGGAAGCAACATAATAATACTGTTCATCTTCAAACAGGGCAGATACATCGGACGTAAAATTCTGAGCAACTGTTTTGATGGTAGCAAAAGAACCAGCAGTGTTTACCAACCACCTATTTTTCTTGTTCTCTAGATCGTAAACAATTGGATCTAGAGTTTCAAATCCAGGTTGTGAAATTTGAACACGTTCTCCAGAAGAAGAATATGGAGCAGGAACAACTGGAGACAAATTGTAAACCATTCCAAGAGAAATTAGTCGTACATCAGAACTAGTGATGTCAACATATGTGTATACATTTTTATCAGCATTGTGATTACGGATTGGTCCAATTCTTTCGCCAATAATAAATTGATTTACTGTTTTGTCTTTGTAAATAATTACTTCATCACCAATCAATAGTTTTCCACTTTGAGGGAATCCCATCGTTGACTTTACAGTAATTCTATCATCAGTGGTTGCTTGAGCAGTTAATCCCACTAACGTCTTAGTTCTTCCCGCAACGGCAAACTCACCATTTACGGATGATTTCTCTAGAATAACTTTGTAGTATCCGTCAAACTCGTCGTTACCGACATAAGTTACGTTGTCAACAACACCCGAAGCAAAAGTGATATCGGAATTAAAAGGATCTAAATTTTGAGTAATAACTTGACCGATTAAATCTTCGGCATCGCCATTAACAAGTTTTACAGCAAGATAATAATCTTGAGACCAATCAGATGTAGAAGCTTTTAATGTATAGTCTTTTGGACTGACAACTACAGGAATATCATCAGGGTCTTTATTAATGATAGAGTTAAAAATAAATTTAACAGACCTATCAGTACCTTTGCTCTTATAGAACTTGGTGATATTTTTAATAAGAATTCTTTTATCTACTTCATCTTTAAGATACGCTTCTGGGAATGAAGAAAGATAAGTTTTTTCAAACTCTTTTACAAGAGCATACAAAAATAGATTACTTACGTTATATACAACATCACTTTGATAGTGAGGAGCAGCTGCCGTTGTAACAAACGTAGATGAATGATATAGATCTCCTAGGGTAGTATTACCACTAACACCTCTAGAAACCTCTTCTAGGACATTTCCAGTTCTAGATTGATAGAATAAAATTTCGTCGCCAATCTTAATATAACCATTCTCTTCTGGGAATGATGTTGCATTTGCTATTTCAAATGTAGTAGAGTCGGCAGCAATATTACTTACAAGCGTGGATGATTGCTCAAGAAGATGCTTCTCATAAGTATCAATATCTCTATACTTACCAAGATTAGAAATGATGTCAATTGGCTGACCAACAGACTCCTGTTGCTCGTAGTATTTTTCTACGAACTTAGAGAAATTTTCATACTCGTATCGGATAAACCCTGGGAGTTGTGACTCAACTAGGGATGATAATCTTCTCTTCTTAGGAGCCATCTAATTACTCTGGGTATGCCGTGAACTTACTCTTAGTCAAATCAACATCTAGATACACTTCTCTCAAAGCAACAATATCTAAGTTTTTGGGTCTTACACGAACTTCAATCTTATTGTCACCAAAACTACCTTGAACGATAGTTAAATCGTATAACTTAATTTCGCCTTTTTCATAATCTACTGTACCCAAAGAGTCGTTGAGTGTAATCTTTTCACCTGTCAAATTGTCTATTCTATATAGGACGATTACGCCATCCCTATCCTCAAAATACACGGTGTACGTTGGGAACTCAGATACCTTAAACCCAGTTGAGGCAACGGTCGATCCCTCACAATCTTTGTCAAAAATGTTCTGATAACACAACTCATAATATGAAGTTGAATTAATTTGTGGAACGAAATCTTTTCTCAATGTAATACTACTAGTATTAGAACTAATACTGGCATCAGCATTATCAATTGTAGATACAAATTTACTGTATCTAAATTTACCATTGAACTGCTCTACCTCTGCCTGTTTCAAATAGTTTTCCACAGATGTGACAACCTTTGCTCTAATTTGCTCAGGTCTTTGAGTAGTTTTTGTTAATGAGTAATAAATTTGACTGGTAACCTCAACATAAAGAATAGATGGATCAACAATCTCTGGTGTTACCGAAGCAACCATGTACTTCTTAAGTTTTGCTGTTAAATCTCTCTTAGTTGTTGTAGATAAAGTAGCAGCGTTCTCTGGTTTGACAACAATTTTTACTTTGCCATACTCGGGTGGTTCATCCTCTTCCCCGCCAAATGTAATGATGTCAGAAATAGCAGGATACAAGTTTCTGATAATAGCACCATAGTCAGCAGCAGTTACCGCTCTGTCCTGAGTGGCAAAAAACTTAGGAGCATTAAATTTAATCTTAGAAATGCTTTCAATTCCAGCACCACCATTTGAAGGTTCGGTGCTAGTAATAGAAACAACAGTGGGATATCCAGTGCCACCAAATAAATCTTGTAAAACACCATTGTAAGTGAAATTCCTAGCACCATTGGTGTCTTCACCATTAGTAACAAGATACGATACTTCAATTTTTTCGCCGTTCTCTAACTTTCTTCCAAGAACACCATCACCGAAGAATAATTCGTAGCGTTCATCTTCAATTTCTTCTAAAAAGAATGCTTTGGAGTTTGGTTCTACATTAAGAATATTGTCGGCATACTCATACCAAGAAAAAGCTGTCGATTGGGTGCTATTGTAAACTTTTACTCTAATTGAATCAATATCGACACCACTATTTTGTAAGATAAATCTTTGTGGTCTGTCTGTCGTTACAATAAAGTTATTTGTAATTAATGTGCCTTCGTAAATTTCGATGTCATTAAAATAAGCAGTGCCATTCTCTACAGGTGCCGTTTGATCCTCAATAGCGACGTATGTATAGAGAGTGTCATCAAATACTGTCGTAAACCCCGTTCCCTTCCTCAGTACGGCGGTTTCGGGGGCACTTTGGGGATAATCTACCTCAAAGGTAATCTTTGCCTTAGGGGCGGTTTTTGACTTGGGTTTATATCCTAACTGCTTAGCAAGTGCTACAACGTTATCACGAAGGGTAGCAGAGTCAAGAAACAACTCATTAACTACCATGTTAGCGTTAAACGCTGTATAGTAAGTATTATAAGCAAGAACGTCCAAAAGGACATTCATCGCTGACCCTTCAAAATCATATGAAGTAAAGTCTGATTGTGCCCTTAGATAATCTTTGAGAGCGGTTTTGATGTCTTGAAAGTCTAAATTAGCGACTTGTACGTATGAAGGCATGGTTATCTAGCACTCTCTAGGAAGAATTCTACGTTTACAGGGGTATCATAACGACCAACAATCTCATAAGACAAACGAATATCATAACCATTGTCTTCATAATTAACATCGACCGTTAGTTCTTTAATGACAATTCTTTTTTCAAAATTAGAAATTACAACGATCATTTCATCACGAATAAGTGATGCTGTAGAATAATCGGCAAGTTCAAATAATAAACTGGTCAGATTTGTTCCAATATCATAGTTAAACAGTCGCTCACCCTTTTTTGTCAATAAAAGACTTTTAAGTGACTGCTTAATATCTGCATTGTCTTTCACCACCATTAAATCCTCAGTTACAGGATGGGGTTTAAAACTGAGATTGAAATCTTTATATGATACGATCTCTGGCATAAAGGCAGCTTTATTGATTATTTATCTCACTTCCCAACAAAACCATCTGCCCATTCCATATCACCTGGAAGGTATTCCATACCATACTCCCAAGTGTCATAATCTTCATCGTTACGAGGATCTACTGGTTTT